CAGTACCGGACAAATTACTTCATGCCGGACAAGCGAAACGGCGAGATCATCTACTCCTACAAGCCGCTGCCCTATGCGGAGGACGCCATTTACCGGAGAATTTCAGATATCACGATTTCCATGAAATCCACCGACCATCTGAAGATGCCGGAGCTGGTATCGACGGAATATGAAGTCCAATTATCCGATTCTGAGCGCAGCCGCTATGAGGATTTGAAGCAGGAGCTCATACTGCAGCTTCCTGACGGTGAAGTGACTGCCGCCAATGCCGCATCGCTTACCGGCAAACTTTCCCAGCTGGCAAACGGTGCCATATATGCCGATACCGGCGATGTCATCGAATTTCACGACAGAAAGCTGGATGCCTTGGAGGATATTATCGAGGCCGCCAATGAAAAACCGCTTCTGGTGGCCTACTGGTTCCGGCACGACCTTAGCCGGATCAAGAACCGCTTCAATGTCCGGGAGATCAAGACCAGCCGTGATATTGCTGACTGGAATGCGGGAAAGATTCCTGTAGCAGTCATCCATCCGGCCTCTGCCGGTCACGGCTTAAACCTTCAGGCCGGAGGCTCCACCCTCGTGTGGTTCGGTCTCACATGGTCGCTGGAGCTCTACCAGCAGACAAACGCACGTCTCTGGAGACAAGGCCAAGAATCCCGTACTGTGGTGATCCAGCACATCATCACCAAGGGCACCATCGACGAGAGGATCGTAAAGGCGCTATCCAAAAAGGAAATGACGCAGTCCGCACTGATTGATGCGGTCAAGGCCGACCTTGAGGTGGTGTAATGACTGATCCTTATGAAAATCTCGCCAACGCCATCGTGCTGCAAGCCGTGAAGGATTACCGGGACGCACTAAAGCGCCTGAAAAAGAAGCCCAGTAATCAGGCTGCCATGTCGGATGCAATGGAGTGTGAACGCTTCTTTCGCTCCGGCTGGTACAAGGCCTTAACGAGTGTTGACGGCGAGTATCTCATACAAAAACTACGAGAGGAGGCAAAAAGCCTATGACCATAAAAGAATACCTGCATCAGGCCTACCGCCTTGATCAGAGAATCAAGTCCGACACGATGGAAGCACAAAACCTGCGCGAAATGGCAGGCAGCGTGTCGGCTATCCAATATGATAAAGACCGCGTGCAGACATCGCGTAATACGGAAGCGCCCTTTGTCCGGACACTTGAAAAGCTCTGGGCACTGGAAAAGAAAATCGCCAGTGAGCTGGAATTGCTCTCTGACCTAAAGAAACAGATACGGGAGGTCATTGAGGCCGTTCCGGATACTGACGAGCGCATGGTTTTAAAGTACCGCTACATCCATAACTATACGTGGGAGCAGATCGGGATGGAGCTTTGTGCAGACGCCCGCACCATTCGTCGCTGGCACGGCAAGGCACTCCTTCATGTGACGCTCCCGGATGATCCGATCACAATATGAAAATGCGCCCGAAATGTCCTGCTTTGTCCTAAGATGTCCACCCGTCCAATATGGTAGTATATAATCAGCGAAAAGAATAAAGATACAACTGCACGCGCAGCCCACGAGCCTTGCGGGATCATCCTGCAGGGCTTTCTTTATGCCCTGAAAGGAGGCACGGCTTATGCCAAGAAAACCACAACGACCGTGCCGCTATCCCGGCTGCCCACACCTAACGGACGGTGTTTATTGTGAGGAGCACGCCAAGGTTATGGAACAGCACTACGAGAAGTTCCAGCGCGGCTACTCTCCCGGCAAACGCTACGGCAGAGCTTGGAAACGAATCCGTGACCGCTACGTCCACAAGCACCCGCTTTGCGAGCAGTGCTTAAAGGAAGGACGCTACGTCGCGGTCGAGGAAGTCCACCACATCGTTCCGCTTGCTGAGGGAGGATCGAATGATGAGTCCAACCTTATGAGCCTTTGCCGTTCGTGTCACGAGAAGATACACCGCGAGCGCGGCGACCGGTAGGGCGGTCAAAATCTCTACGACCCTTTTCCCCGGAAAACGGCGCGGGGTCACGTGTGAATAAAAAGCGTAATCAAAAGGGTGATAAAGGAAGGCGGTGAGAAAATGCCGACAAAATCGAATAACACCGGCGGACAAGGCGGAAAAAGGCCCGGCGCCGGACGCAAGAAAAAGGCTGTGACCGAAAAAGCGGCAAACGGAAACCCGGGTGGCAGAAGGCTTACCGTTCTTGACATTCCCGATGTTGAAGGGGCAGCAATGCCGAAGCCGAAAGACATCCTCTCGGCAAAACAGCGCGACGGTACGGAGCTTCGCGCAAAGGAGATATATGAGGAAACATGGCAGTGGCTAAACAAAATTGGCTGTGCCGCGTATGTTTCTCCCCAGACAATAGAGCGCTACGCTATGTGCGTGGCACGATGGATTCAGTGTGAGGAGATGACCAATGAACTCGGTTTTCTCTCAAAACATCCGACAACCGGAAAGCCGATTACTTCTCCGTTCATAAATATCGGAATCAACTATATGAACCAGGCAGCCCGTCAGTGGGATGCCATCATGCAAATCGTCAAGGAGAATTGTACCGTGGATTTCAGCGGCGCAAACCCTAATGATGATTTGGAACGACTGCTTCATCAGAGAAAGGGGTTTTAACATGACCACATATAAAACCTGCGAAAGCGTATGCATCGGTCACCCGGATAAACTGTGTGACCTTATTGCCGACAGCATTCTGGACGAGTGTCTGCGGCTCGACAAATCCTCCCGTGTAGCCTGCGAGGTCATGGCAACAGGACACAAAATTATCGTAGCGGGAGAAATCACCTGCTCAAAGCGTGTGGATATCCGGTTTATCACTCGGCAGGCACTGCGGAAAGCTGGATACAATCCGATAGGATACCTGATTTATGTATTTGTACATAAACAGTCCGAGGACATTGACAGCGGCGTGTCCAGGGCTCTTGAATCAAGAAACGGAGATACCTCATGGTATTCCACCATCGGCGCCGGAGACCAGGGTACGGTTTATGGATATGCCACCAACGAGACAAAAAGCCTTATTCCTCTGCCGCTGGAACTTGCTCATCAGATTTGCAAACGGCTCGACAAAGTTCGCTCGGACGGAACTGTCAAGGGCATCTACTCCGACGGCAAGGCGCAAGTGACCGTTCAGTATGAGAATGGAAAACCCGTGCGTGTTAAGACCATCGTGGTTTCCGTTCAGCATTCCAAGGATAAAGATCTCGATGCTCTCCGAAGTGAGATCATCGCCAATGTCCTGTGGCCCGTGTTTGAGGATTTTCCTTTTGATAAAGATACGGAAATCCTCGTAAATCCCTCCGGCAGATTTGTTAAGGGCGGTCCCGCCGCGGACACAGGTCTGACCGGTAGAAAAATCATCGTGGATACCTACGGCGGTGAAGGTGCGCATGGCGGCGGAGCGTTTTCCGGCAAAGACCCCACCAAGGTCGACCGTTCAGCGGCATATATGGCAAGATGCGCTGCTGTGTCCGTCGTGCAGAACGGATTCGCGGATAAGTGCCAGGTTGCTGTTTCCTATGCCATCGGCAAAGCTGACCCTGTTGCCGTTCAGGTAGATACTTTCGGCACAGGCAGATATTCCGATACTGCAATCAGAAACGCCATCATTGATACATTCAACTTCCGGCCGGCGGCAATTATAGAATTCCTGAAACTGAAAGATACGGATTATTCCGCGACCTCGACCTACGGTCACTTCGGCGGCTTTGAGAGATGGGAGTGGAACCATTGTTCACAGGAACTCCGGGAGGCGGTGAAAAAGCATGAACAAGACAACGACTGAGATGCAGATAGTACCCATCTCCAAGCTGGTACCTTACCAAAATAATGCAAGAACACACTCGGCGGAGCAGATAAAAAAGCTCCGCTCTTCTTTACGGGAATTCGGCTTCGTGAACCCCGTCCTCATAGACCGTAGCTATGGAGTCATAGCCGGACACGGCAGAATCCAGGCGGCTATGGAGGAAGGCATCACCGAAGTGCCGTGCGTATATGTCGACCATCTCACCGACGCGCAGAAGAAGGCATATATTCTCGCCGACAACCGGATGGCACTTGACGCCGGATGGGACGAGGAACTTTTGAAGATAGAGTTGGAAGAACTCGAGGGACTCGGTATCGATCTCGGTTTAACGGGTTTTGATGAAAAGGAACTGTCTGACCTTTTCGGCAAGGATACTGAGATAAAGGATGACGAGTTCGATGTCGAAGCAGAACTGCAGAAGCCGACCTTCTCAAAAGCAGGAGATGTGTGGAAACTCGGTCGGCATACGCTCATCTGCGGAGACTCTACAAAGCAGGAAACCTACGATACTCTTCTGGGCGAAATCAAGGTAAATCTGGTGCTGACCGACCCGCCCTACAATGTCAACTATGAAGGCTCCGCCGGAAAAATAAAGAACGATAATATGTCGACGGAAAAATTCTATAAGTTTCTTCTGGATGCGTTCACTTGCATAGAAAAGGCCATGGCGATGGATGCATCTGTATATATTTTCCATGCAGATTCGGAAGGATTAAATTTCCGGCGTGCTTTTAACGATGCGGGGTTTTACCTGTCCGGATGCTGTATCTGGAAAAAGCAGTCTCTCGTACTCGGACGCTCTCCGTATCAGTGGCAGCACGAACCGGTCCTGTACGGCTGGAAGAAAAACGGCAAGCATCAGTGGTACACCGGCAGAAAAGAAACCACTATCTGGGAGTTCGACAAGCCGAAGAAAAACGGAGATCATCCCACAATGAAACCTATACCGCTCCTGGCTTACCCCATCATGAACTCCTCGCTTACAAACTCCATCGTCCTCGACCCTTTCGGCGGCAGCGGGTCTACCCTTATCGCTTGTGAGCAGTCCGGACGCATCTGTTATACAGCCGAGCTTGATGAGAAGTTCTGCGATGTTATTGTGAAACGGTACATCGAGCAGGTCGGTACAAGTGAAAACGTAACTGTTATCCGGGACGGCAAGACCTTCAGATTTGAGGAGGTGCAGACGGATGGAACTTAATAAGCCTGTATCCAAAAGCGGACTTACCCTCGGCAGCCTTTTTGACGGCTCCGGGGGTTTTCCTTTAGGAGGGCTTCTTTCCGGTATTCAGCCTGTCTGGGCATCGGAGGTTGAGCCTTTTCCCATCAGAGTGACAACCAAACGCCTGCCATTCATGAAACATTACGGTGATGTAAGCAAGATGAACGGCGGCGAAATTGAGCCGGTGGACATTATAACCTTCGGCAGTCCCTGCCAGGATATGTCCGTCGCCGGGAAAAGAGCGGGTTTGGACGGCAGCCGCTCCAACCTTTTCTATGAAGCCGTCCGAATCGTAAAAGAAATGAGGTGTGCGACCGATGGAAAGTATCCGCGATGGATCTGCTGGGAGAATGTTCCCGGCGCCTTCTCCTCCAATAAGGGAGAAGACTTCAAAGCAGTCCTCGACTCTATCTGCAAAATCAAAGACGAAACCTGCGATGTTCCTGAATGTAAAAAGTGGGAACCCGCAGGAGAAATCCTGGGAGACGATTTTTCCGTCGCATGGAGAGTTCTCGATGCGCAGTTTTGGGGAGTTCCCCAACGAAGAAAACGCATCTTCCTTGTCGCGGATTTTGCAGGCCGGAGTGCCGGACAAATACTATTTGAGTCCGAAGGCTTGTCAGGGTATTCTGCGGAGGGCTTCCGTGCGTGGCAAGGAACTGCCTGCTGTGCTGAAAACTGCGCTGACAAGACAGGCGTCGGTTATGACGGATATAACGGCAGTCTGACTGAAGATAAAGCAGCCACCCTTGGCGTTAACTGCGGTACGAGTACCGGAAGAAACGGTGTCGTGTTAAACGACCAGGGCGGAAACCGTATGGATATAACTAACGATATGACCAGTACGTTGCGTGCGGAAGCGCATCATCCTCCCTGCGTAATGGAATCAGCGGGCTTTTGTACCGAGCATTCAGCGAAAGCACGGTCGATAGGTTATGAGGAAGAAATGTCACCCACTTTACGTGCCGGTGTTGTTCCGGCGGCAGTCGCAATTGAAAACCATCCAACCGACAGCCGTATCAGAATAGCTGATGATAATAAGGTTCAGACACTGACATCGCGCATGGGAACAGGCGGCAACAACGTACCTCTCCTTATGAAAATACGATGCGGCTGCGAAGGTGGCGGAAAAGGCGCTTTGATTCAGGAAGATAGGTCTGCCACGCTTTCATGCAACAATGACCAGACGCTTTTCGAACCGAAATCCTGGGACGGCTCGGATGTATCTCCTACACTCACTGCGAACAATGCAGGCGGCAATCAGCGGATGCCGGATAAGGACAACTTCAACTGCGTGGTTGAGGCCTACGGTATATGCTCCAAAGATTCCAACTCCATGAAGTCCGACAATCCGCACAGCGGTTTTTATAAAGCCGACTCCTCCCGCTGCCTTGACGGTAATGGCGGCAATCCCACCTGCAATCAGGGAGGCATTGCCGTGGTGGAAAGCATCCCGTTCACGCAGAACCAGCGTGACGAAGTCCGCATCCTCGGTGATAAGAGCGGCGCGCTTTGCAAAGCGGCGACAAAACAGCAAACCTATGTGCTTCAAGGCTCGATGATTGGACGCAAAGATGCGAACGGTCCGCAGGGCGATGGTGTCAACGAGGATGTTTCCTTTACCCTTAACACCGCCGACCGTCATGCGGTTTACGCAATGACCGCCGGTTCCTTTGCCAATATCGGCGAGGAGCAGTCGCCTACTCTTCTGGCAAGGGATTATAAAGACCCGACACTGATTGCCGAACCTTCATACGGTATCGGCAGGGACGCTTTCAACCAGGGACAAAACGCGCAGTATAAACCATCTGTCGAAGAAGAACTTCAGCCGACTCTTGTGGCGAAAGGTCCGGGAGCCGTTGCAAAAGCCGAGCCGGAATACACCGTCCGCCGCCTTACTCCTACCGAATGCGCCAGACTGCAGGGATTCCCGGATTGGTGGTGCGCAGACCTTGGAACCGCAGCTCCCACATACGGTGAGATCACCTTCTGGACGGATGTGTTTGAAACACACAGATTAATCTGCGGAACATCCTCAAAACCGAAATCGCAGAAACAGATATTGGCTTGGCTGAAAAACCCGTATTCCGATGCCGCGGAATACAAGATGTGGGGCAACGGAATCGCGCTCCCGTGCGTATACTTTCTTCTTTCAGGCATTGTGTGGTCTGCCCGTAATGAGAGCATAAAAACCTCCGGATAATTGTGTGATATATTCCACAGAAATGACTGGATATATCTAAACACTGACGGTAATATCACACTACCAAAATGAAGGAGGAATTGTATATGGCGACATTCACATTTAGATTCAACGTGACCGGTACGGAGCGAAAAAAGCTCGTCAGCGCAATCAGCCAAATCACCGGAGCAGAAGCGAAATACCTCGGAATGCCATCAGCGGCGTACCGGGTGGACTACTTCACCATTGACAAGAATGGCGCGGTCAGCTTCGATGACAGCGCCGACAGCGTGGAAATTGAAAACCTTGTGGCACGTCTTGCCGAACAGGGCTTTGACCCTGAACCCTTGGAGAACATTGCGGTTGAGGAAACAAGCCCCGACACGGGCGAACATCGCGCCGACAGTGGCAATGAATCAGGACTCGTTATAACCCTTCCGCTTGACAAGGTATCGGTCGGCAACCTGACAAAGTTGCTTGAAGCCAAAGGCAGACTCATCAGCAAAGCCCTCGGCATTCCATCCACTCCCTTTGAAGTCAACGAGGATACGGTATCCTTCCCCTGGTTTGATTCCGTGCCCGACCCGGACGAGGTCAATGCCTACAGCCAATTCATCAGTGCATTGTGTGCAATGAGTAAGAATCAGAAGAGGGTCAACGCCACCGAAAAAGATGTTGAGAACGAAAAATATGCCTTCCGTTGTTTTCTGCTCCGGCTTGGGTTTATCGGTGAAGAGTATAAAAAGGAGAGAAAAATCCTGCTACGGAATTTGAACGGCTCCTCTGCTTTCAAAGGAGGTGCGAAAGATGCCCTTTCCGAGTAAAGAAATTGTAGAGATGGTTCGCAGACAGTATCCGAATGGCTGCCGTGTGGAACTTGTCCGCATGGACGATGTACAGGCGCCGCCCATCGGCACAAAAGGTACAGTCATCGGGGTGGACGATGCGGCAAGCGTCATGGTGAAATGGGACAATGGTAGTGGTCTGAACATCATCTACGGTGAAGATTCCTGCCGGAGAATCGAGGAATAATTTACACAATTTCATAACGGCTACGTCTCGATAAGATTGTGTAGTATATGCCAGTTTATATATCGATATTGACTGGATATATCCTCAAAGTGACGGTAATATACAGCTACCCTAAAGGGAAAACACCGACACGGAGGAACAAGAAATGAAAGAAACAACACGGATTCAGATAGCCGAGATGAAAAAACAGACCATTGGGGTCGAGGTCGAGATGAACCACATAACCCGCTCGAAGGCAGCGAAGCTTGCGGCCGAATTTTTCGGCACCGGCAGATACGAAGATACAGCAAGACGAAACGGTTACTACACGGTTTCAGCGTGGGACGCACAAGGCAGAGAGTGGAAATTCCAAAGGGATGTCAGCATCGCAGGTCCCGACAGTGAGAAATGCGAACTGGTCACCCCAATCCTCCGCTACGAAGACGTCGAGACACTGCAGGAGCTCATCCGGGTGCTAAGAAAAGGCGGCGCGGTCAGCAATCCAAGCCAGGGCTGCGGAGTTCACATTCACATCGGAGCGAACGGGCACACATCGCAGACCTTAAGGAATCTCGCCAACATCATGGCAAGCCACGAAAGCCTTTTAGCGGAAGCCTTGAAACTTGACACCAACCGCGTGACCCGCTACTGCAGGACGGTTGACCCCTCCTTTCTCGCAAGGCTTAATAAGAAAAAACCCGCCACGATGGCCCAGCTTGCGGACATTTGGTACGAAGGCAACGGAGCCTCCTACGGTAGAGACCAGCATTACAACGACAGCCGCTACCATATGCTCAACCTGCACGCCACCTTCACCAAGGGCACGATAGAGTTCAGACTTTTCCAGTTTGACAACCCGACGGCGGAGCGCAAGGGCGGACTTCACGCCGGGCAATTAAAAAGCTACATTCAGCTTTGCCTCGCACTTTCCAACATGGCAAAGATGGTGAAAACAGCAAGCCCAAAGGAACAGCAGAAGGAGAACAAGAAATTCGCGATGAGAACCTGGCTCCTGCGCCTCGGCTTCATCGGAGAGGAATTTGAAACCGCAAGAGAATTCCTCACCAAGAACCTTACGGGGGACACAGCCTTCCGCTTTGGGAGAGAGGCTGCCTGAAGGAATTAGCCGCAGGCCCACCGACCGCAAAGAACCGATGTTCTAAGGCGGTCTTAAGGTGGTAGGAGGTGTTTTTATGCGGAAACGATATTACTTGGCTTACGGCAGCAACCTCAACATACGGCAGATGAAATACAGATGCCCGTCTGCGAGGGTCGTAGGTACCGCCGAACTAAAAGATTACAGGCTGCTTTTCAAAGGAAGCAAGACAGGTTCATATCTTACTGTTGAGCCGGACGATGGTATGAAAGTTCCCGTTGGTGTGTGGGAAGTCTCATCGGAGGATGAAACCGCTCTCGACCGTTACGAGGGATTTCCGGATTTCTATTACAAGAAAGAACTCATTCTTGATATAACAGGAATTCGCACCAAAAAGGTCAGAACGCGCAGATGCTTTATTTACATCATGCACGAGGACAGACCGATTGGTATCCCGTCCGACTACTATATGAGGGTCTGCCTTGAAGGATACCGCAATTTCGGCTTTGATATTAACACACTGATACGAGCCTACCATGAAAGCGAGGGAAAACACCATGAAACCAAATGAAACGGAAATACGCATCTGCCCAAAATGCAACAGACCCTACACCGGGCATCCGGCACTGTCCCGCTCGGATAATGAGACTCCGATTTGTCCTGACTGTGGCACCCGTGAGGCGCTTGAGAGTATCGGCGTGACCATCGAAGAACAGGAAAAAATACTTGATACGATCCACCGCTGTTATCAGCATGATGTGCCTTGAGGATACACAGCACAGCAGCCACAAGTAAGAAAATAAATTAATAAGCATCAGAGCCGGACGGCTCTTTTGCTCGTAGTACGGCACCTGTCGAGGGTGTCTTTTATTTTGCACGGAAGGAGGCGGTAACTCTGAGAAAACTGAAAAAATACAAGCCCACCCGGTTTATGTCGGAAGACAGTCATTATGACAAGGATGCCGCCGACCACGCCGTGTGCTTTATAGAAAACTTCTGCTGCCATACTAAAGGTACATGGGACGGCAAACCTTTTGAGCTTATTGACTGGCAGGAACAGATTATTCGGGATATATTCGGAATTCTGAAGCCGAACGGATACCGGCAGTTCAACACGGCATATATAGAGATACCTAAAAAACAAGGAAAAAGCGAACTCGCGGCGGCTGTTGCCCTATATCTTCTTTGCGCTGATTTTGAACCGGGCGCGGAGGTATACGGCTGCGCCGCAGATAAAGATCAGGCACGTATCGTATTCGATGTAGCGATGGATATGGTTAAGCGCTGTCCCCATTTGTTCAACAAAATGAGCATCCAGGCAAGCTTGAAAACTATGAACTACCTTCCGACGGGCGGCAAATATAAAGCTCTGTCGGCTGATGTGGCGAACAAGCATGGCTTCAACACACACGGCGTTATATTTGACGAGCTGCATACCCAGCCGAATAGAAAACTATATGATGTAATGCTCCAGGGTAGCGGCGACGCGAGAATGCAGCCTCTATATTTTCTCATTACAACCGCCGGGAATAATCAGAACAGTATCTGCTGGGAGGTGCATCAGAAAGCGCTGGATATCATTGACGGCAGAAAACATGACCCAACCTTCTACCCGGTCATATACGGTGCTGCGCCGGAGGATGACTGGACTGATCCCAAGGTGTGGAAAAAAGCAAATCCTTCTCTCGGCATAACGGTGAGCATGGATAAGGTCAGGGCGGCATTTGAGTCGGCGAGACAGAATCCCGCCGAAGAGAACAGCTTCCGCCAGCTTCGTTTGAACCAGTGGGTCAAGCAAGCGGTTCGCTGGATGCCGATGGACAAATGGGATGCCTGTGCATTTCCGGTCGACCCTGATGCACTTGAAGGTCGGGTCTGTTACGGCGGCCTTGACCTTTCATCTTCCACCGATATAACTGCGTTTGTACTGGTGTTTCCACCGATTAACGAGGATGACAAGTATAGTGTGCTTCCGTTCTTCTGGATACCGGAAGACAACATCGATTTGCGAGTGCGCAGAGACCATGTTAATTATGATGTTTGGAAGAAGCAAGGATATCTTCAGACCACCGAAGGGAATGTGGTTCATTACGGATTCATCGAAAAATTCATTGAGCAACTTGGAGAAAAATACAACATCCGTGAGATTGCCTTCGACCGCTGGGGTGCAGTGCAGATGACACAGAATCTTGAGAACCTTGGATTTACGGTCGTTCCCTTTGGCCAAGGCTTCAAGGATATGTCCCCACCGACCAAGGAACTCATGAAGCTAACCTTAGAGCAGAAACTTGCTCACGGTGGTCACCCTGTTCTGCGCTGGATGATGGATAACATCTATATTCGCACTGATCCAGCAGGCAACATCAAAGCAGACAAAGAGAAATCTACCGAGAAAATCGATGGTGCAGTCGCCACAATTATGGCGCTCGACCGGGCAATACGATGCGGAAATGTTACGAGCGAAAGCGTATATGACACACGCGGACTGCTCGTTTTTTGATTGGAGGTGAATGCCTATGAACATCTTTCAAGGAATATTCAAAGCACGTGACAAGCCTAAGGATGCCCTTGGCGGCAGTCGGTACAACTTCTTTTTTGGGAGCACAAGCTCGGGAAAGCCGGTTAACGAGCATACTGCCATGCAGATGACGGCGGTCTATTCCTGTGTGAGGATATTGTCCGAAACGCTGGCGGGTCTGCCGCTACATGTATATAAGTACAACGACAGCGGCGGCAAAGAGAAATATCTGAAACACCCGTTATATAAGCTGCTCCACGACGAGCCGAACCCGGAGATGACTTCATTTGCGTTCCGAGAAACTCTGATGAGTCATCTTTTATTATGGGGCAATGCCTATGCACAGATCATACGCAATGCTAAAGGCGAGGTCATTTCACTCTATCCTCTGATGCCAAACAAGATGACAGTCGACCGTGATGCAAACGGCCGGCTTTTCTATTTATATCAGCGCAGCTCGGAGGACGTACCTTCACTCGGCAAAAACAACCAGGTTTATCTTGCCCCTGCCGATGTCCTGCATATTCCGGGCTTGGGCTTTGACGGTCTGGTTGGCTATTCGCCCATT